ATTGAAGAAGATGTAAATGCTCTTCTTTCTGGTGAAGAACTCTCTGAAGAATTCCAAGAGAGAGCACGTACCATCTTCGAATCTGCTCTTCGTTCAAAAGTTTCCGAAATTAAAGAAACTCTCGAAGAGCAATATGTAGAAAGACTTGCTGAAGAAATTGCAGAAATCAAGTCTGAACTTTGTGAAAGAGTTGACGCATATCTTGAGTATGTGTCAGAAGAGTGGTTTAATGAAAACCAACTCTCCATTCAGAAGGGTCTAAAGGAAGAGTTAACCGAATCCTTTATGACCGGTCTGAAAGGACTTTTTGAAGAACATTATGTATCAATCCCTGAAGATAAATATGATGTGCTAGAGAGCATGGTAGAAAAACTTGATGAAATGGAGACAAAACTCAACGAGCAAATTGAGAAGAACGTTTCCCTAAACAAGCGTCTCGCAGAGTCGGTTGCTGATGGAATCTTCGAACAAGTTTCTGATGGCCTTGCTGCCACTCAGAAAGAGAAGCTCGCTTCACTTGCCGAAAGTGTTGAGTTTGAAAGTGAATCAGAATATCGTGAAAAACTGGAGACTTTGAAGGAAGCATATTTTCCTTCAAGAGCAGTTGCTCCAAAAGCTAAACCAGAGTCACTATCAGAACAAGTTGATAGCTCACCAGAACAAATTTCTGGATCTATGAGTGCATACCTGAAAATGATTTCTGCTATTAGCAAAAATTGAATTTAATATAATTCAAACAAACATCCACACAACAAAGGTAAACGCAAATGTTCCATTCCGAGCATCTGCAGGAAAAGTGGGCACCTCTCCTCAACTATGAGGGTCTTGATCCAATCAAAGATTCGCACAGAAGAGCAGTAACCGCAGTCCTGTTAGAAAACCAAGAAAAATTCCTCCGTGAACAGTCTGCATTTGAGCAGTCTGGTTCATTCCTGACTGAAGCTCCAACCAACTCCGTTGGCAATGGTGGTTATACTTCATCAGGTGGTCAAACCGTTGCTGGTTTTGACCCAGTTCTCATTTCCCTCATTCGTCGTTCAATGCCTAACCTGGTCGCATATGACCTGGCTGGTGTTCAACCAATGAGTGGTCCTACTGGACTAATCTTTGCAATGCGTTCTAAGTACAGAACTCAAGGTGGTCCAGAAACTTTCTACAACGAAGTAGATTCTGCATTCTCTGGTCAAGACGACGACTTCAACAATACCTCTGCATGGACAGATGGTACTGTTGGTATGGGTACTACTGCACAAGCAGGCACCAACCCAGGTCTTCTTAATCCATCAACAACTGCAACTCAACTGGCTTACAACGTAGGTCAGGGTATGCGTACTGATGAAGCAGAAGTTCTTGGTGATGGATCTGGTAGTGAATTCAACCAGATGGCATTCTCGATCGAGAAAGTCACTGTTACCGCAAAGTCTAGAGCACTGAAAGCCGAGTACTCATTAGAACTCGCACAGGACCTCAAGGCAATTCATGGTCTGAATGCTGAAGCAGAACTCGCAAATATTCTCTCAACTGAGATTCTTGCCGAGATCAACCGTGAAATCATTCGCACCATTTATAAGACTGCTGAAACTGGCGCAGTCCAGAATACCGCAACTGCTGGTGTATTTGACCTCGACGTTGACTCTAACGGTCGTTGGTCAGTTGAAAAGTTCAAGGGTCTGCTGTTCCAAATCGAAAGAGATGCTAACGCAATTGCCCAGAGAACTCGTCGTGGAAAGGGCAACATCATCCTTTGCTCTGCTGACGTAGCTTCAGCACTGACAATGGCTGGTGTTCTCGATTACACCCCTGCACTGAACGCAAATCTGAGTGTTGATGACACTGGCAACACCTTTGCTGGTACTCTCCTTGGTAAGTTCCGTGTATACATCGACCCATATGCTGCTAACCTGACTTCTGCTAACGCAACTCCAGGTAACCAGTACTATGTTGTTGGTTATAAGGGAACCTCACCTTATGATGCTGGTCTCTTCTATTGCCCATATGTACCTCTCCAGATGGTACGTGCTGTTGGTGAGAACAGCTTCCAGCCTAAGATTGGCTTTAAGACTCGTTATGGTATCGTTGCTAACCCATTCTCACAGGGAACCAGCACCCTTACCTCACCTGGTCTTGATGTCAACAGCAACCGTTACTATAGAAGAGTTTCT